CAGAATTTAAAAATAGGGGTGAAATTGACGGTTTTGACAGTATTGACAGTTTAGACTACTCGCACACCATCGATCGTCATCGAAGTCATCTCGATCTCGGTGTTTCCTCCGCTGACGCTCTTAGCTGTAAAGATAGCATGCACCTCGTAACCTCTCCCATCGGTCGCCCGGTATACTGTCCCCCCGATCCGGTAGACCCGGGTATCCTCGCCGATTTTTCCTGGAGTCCCGAACCGGAGGTCGTGGTCCTCGACATCCGGCAGGAGTTTGTATCCGATGTGCTGCTCGGCGTACTTGACTGTGTCCTCCTTCACCCACTGTTCTTCGGCATATGTCGACGTGCAGCCGGCGGCCATCGTGATTGCCAGCAACAGGGGCAATATGATCCATGTGGTCTTCTTCATGAGCCTACCTCAATGACCATTACGCACCGGCAGTTTATATCGTCTTCGGCCGTTCCTAGGGCCCCGGGGTGCGGGCCGGTCCCGCCGGTGAGGTCGTTCACGAAATCCTCATCGTAGGGGATAGCGTTCTCCTTGCTGTACTTCCGGCCCATATGGCGGTGCCCGGAGCGCACCCTCTCGTCGTCGCTGTCCTTCCACCATTTCAGGAGAGACACGCCCCCTTTTGCGGCGACGTCGAGCGAGGCTTTCTTCCCGGCCTCCATGCACCGATGCCCCTCCGTCCGGACGATGCGGGTCGCCTTGCCTGCATCGATCTCCAGGGCAGTTCTGGAGTCGGCCGGCGATGTCCCGATATCGGTCACCTCTGACCAGCCCCCGGGTCATCTCCTGCCGGATTGTGGTGATCGTCTCGTAGCGCCGGACCGCCAGCCGCTCGTTCAGACTGAGGCCGCTGATGGGGTTCTGCAGGATCTCAGTGACGATCTCAGGTTTCAGGATCGCTCTGATCTTGCGGCCGGCAGCCTCCTCCAGCGCCCCCCGGGTGCCCTCGAATGAGGTAGTGACGGTCTTCCGGAGCCCGGTCCTGATCTCGCCCGCGACGAGCCGGGAGTACTTCCGGGTGATCTCCTCGATATCTGCGTTCAGGGTGTCGATACGCCCATACCGCACCATCTGCGAGTATGTCAGGGTCCCATCGGCGAGCGAGTAGCGATCGTATGTCCGCTGGAGGACCGCCCGGATCTCTCGGAGCATCTGCCCGTACTGCCGGCCGACACCCTGCTCGGCAACCCGGGTTAGTCTGACCATCTGCTTGTCGAGCTTAAGAAACGCCTTTTCCATGGTCCTCCGCCTCGGTCTTGAAGAAGAGGGTGAAGTGGGGCATGATTACTCTCCCGATCCGGGCTGCTCGCCCTCACTCTCCTGCTCATCGCCCTCCTGCAGGTACCTGGAGAGATCTACCTTGCTCTCCTGCTCAGCCTGCAGCCGCGTCATCTCGGCCTGCGCATCATCCACCCAGGGGTGGTGGGCGACGATGGTCTCCTGCGAGATTATCCCCATGCTCGAGGCGGCGATCTGCGAGAGTTCGAGGTCGTTGATGAGCAGGGACTTGTTGTACGTGATCTTCACGCCATGCGGATCGAAAGTGCCAGCTCCTTTAATCTCCAGGTACTTGGCAGCGAACCAGCAGAACTTCTTGATGGCGACTGAGAACCGGCGCGCCATAATGTTGCTCTTCAGGTCCAGGAGGGAGTAGAGGAACTTGAGCGCGATCCCGCTCGGCGCCGCGCCGAACTTGTCGGTCTTGACATTGACCCCCTGCCCGAAGAGGAAGATGTTCTCCTCCAGGCGGTCCAGGGCAGAATCGATCGCGGTGATCGGCGGATCTGCGCTGAGCGTCTCGACGCCGGCGCCCGCCTCGGGGTCCACCTGGATCGCCCGGTAGTACCGGAGGTTCTGCAGGAACTCCGAAAGACTCTGCCCTCCATATCCCTTGAGTACGAATAACAATTTCTGGACGTCTGTCAGGTCATTGGCGAGATCACTGACGATGATATCGTAGACGTCGATTTGTTCTTTGTAATACTTGAGGTCGGCGAACCGCTCTTCGTTGTTCGCGAACTCGACGAACGGGACCCGACCCCATCCCATCGGGGTCCCGTTCAGGAAGAAATGGCCGTCCTCTGACTCGAGAGCATAGACCCCGGCCTCCGTCTCGATGTAGGTCGAGACGCCCTCGGCGGTCCACCACTCCGCCCGGGTCTTCGTCTCCCCGCCGACCACAGCCGGGTAGTACCGGAGCATGGCGACGAGTTCTTCCTCGTAGTCCGTCTCNAAGATCGGGATGCACTGTTCCGCCGGGATGATGATGTACCGGAAATTGCCCGCCGCGTCGATGAACGGCATGAGCCATTCGACACCCTTGTTGCTGGCGTTCTTCGCGAGTTCCTGCAGCCGGTCGTCCCAGGTCTCGTCCAGGAGGGCGTTGAGATGTTCGGCGAACTGCTCATCTTCGGCGCTGATGATCGGCGGCCGGCCGAGGAGGTAGGCTACTTTCTGATCGACCAGGACTTTATGCCAGTTGTGCGAGACCTGGTGATTCGTGGCCTCGGTATCGACCTTCTTCTGCCCGTCCTCGTAGTACCAGATCTGCCGGTCCTTGATGCGAGTGTCGTTGTTGTAGTAGTCTACCCCAATGAGCATGAGAGAGGGGTCATGCTTCGCGATCAGATCGGCGATCGTCTGATTGAGATTCGTCTCGTCAATGTTCTCTGCGAGTAGTTTCATGTCTCGTCCCTCATCCGTGCGATGGCCTCCTCGACTGAGCTGGTTGCGTAGACCGAGATATACTGTGAGTCGTTTGTCATGTGTCACCTCAAGAACGAGATCCCCGGTCCCTTGCCGAAGACCGTGTGTAGGAAGTACCGTTCCGCGTCTTTACTGTGGTCGTTTTCTTTCACGGGTTTGTCTTCGCCCTTCTGCTGCGCTTTCGCGTCCCAGACATACGCCCCGTACTCCTCGATCGTGCGGGTGCAGCAGCGGAGGACGAAGTACCGCCCCTGGTGCAACATGCTGCTCTGGGTACGGATCCCGTCGATGACGGCGTTGTCAGCGTTGCGGACGTTCTCGAACCCGTCCCGGCGGAGCTGGACCTTGAAGGAGAGGGCGGAGGGGTCGACGATGATCGCCCGGGGGACGGTGCCGTTGAGGAACCGGGCGAGGTCCTCGGAGTACTCCGCGTCGGTCTTCTGCCGGCCGGTCTTGCCCGGGTCGTAGTAGTACTCCCGCTCCATCCAGGCGACTTTCCCCCGGACCCCGAAGAGCCCGAAGACCGTCGGGTTGTTGGTCCCGTAGTCGACCGCGACGTAGTACGCCTCTGCCCGTCCCGGCGGCTCGTCGAGGACGTGCTTGCTCTC